TTAAAGAATCCATCGAAGATATGGATGTAACACTTCCATCACAAGTTGAAAGATTCTTAGATAAAGCTGTTAATGCTATAAAAGGATATAACTTACCTAAAAGAAAAGAGCAATTAGTAATTGCAAAGATAATTGATGCATTAGGATTGGATAAACAACAATTGATGCAAGCAATTCAAAAAATTAAGAAAAACGATATTTTAAAAAAATAGTATATGATACGCTTAAGAGACCTATTAAAGGAAGAAGAAGAACTTCAACAGTTATCAACTGAATTGAAAAAACATTTCTTAGAAATTATTTCAACTTATGGTCAACATAGAGAGGGTATGGCTAGAAAATCCGATATCAGACAAGTTGCAGAAACTTTGGGTGGTATCGCAGATGCTGCACAAGAATATACTTTGAGAGAAGGTGGTGATTGGTTCGATAGAGTTACAATTAAGCGTAACATGAACGAATTAAAAAAATTACAATCTGCATTTGAAAAAGAAGCGATTGAAGCAAAAGCACAAGAACAAAGATTAGAATCTTTATATGAAGATATGGGACATGTTTTGGGTAGATACTTTGAAATCGCAGATGTATCCGAACAAGTTATGAAACAAAGATTAGGATTACAAGAATGTAAAACTTGCAAATAATGGAAGAATTAGCATCGTTATTATTACAAAGTAGAACACAAGCTCATTCATTTCATTTGGGAGTTAGAGGAGTAGGAGCACATTCGGCACATGTTGCATTGGGTGAATACTATGATACAATAGGTGGATTGATTGATGGGTTGGTAGAAGTATATCAGGGTAAAGAAGGATTGATTCAATTATCTGGTATTGGAGTATTAGATAAAAATAACGATATTAAAAATATCATTAAGTATTTTGAAACGCTTTGTACTATGGTTGCAAAGTTAAGAACTAATCCAAAATTACAAGATAGTTGGATTCAAAATGATATTGATACGGTTGTATCACTTTTATATAGAACTAAATATAAATTGGTAAATCATCAGTAATGCTGATAGTTAATATTAAAAACGGAAATATAGAGGGTGCTTTGAAAGAATATAAAAGAAAAGTTCAGAGTATCAAACAAATAGAAGAGCTGAGAGAACGAAAGGAATTTGTTAAAAAATCAGTTAAAAATCGGTTACAAAGGGAAGAAACTATACGAAAAAACCAAAAAAAGTTAGGTTTTCTTTAGTTTTCTAAAAATTTTACATACTTATTATCAAATATCCTATTCCTATATAGGATTTATTATTTAGACATCGTTGATTAATGAATACCCTTCTCTATAAGGTGTGACCGAACAATCAACATAATTACATTGGAGTTCCTTTCTGAATAACTTCACAAACAAATTTAAGGAGAAAAGCAAGATGGCAAATTCAAAATTATTGAAAGAAGCAATCGCTGATGCTAAAGCCGTTAAAGAAACCGCATTAGCAAACGCAAAAATCGCTTTGGAAGAAGCATTCACTCCAAGACTACAATCTATCTTAACACAAAAATTAAGAGCAGAAGCAGAAATGGGTGATGAAGAACAAGAAGCGCAAAACGAAGAATTAGATTCAACTGGAATTGGTTCTTCTACATCTAATCCTACTTTAGATGCTCATACTGAATTTGAAGGCGGTTCAACTGAAACTACATCTGGCGAGCCAGGTGCACAAGTTGACGACTACAAAAAAGTAGCAGACATCAACGAAGAAGATGAAATGGGAATGGGTGATGAAGAAACTGAAAAGGCTGCTGAAATTGCTGAATTAAAAGCGAGATTAGCAGAATTAGAAGGTGAAGAAGGTTCTGAAGAAGAAAATCCTTTTGCACAAACAGAAGGTGATGATGAAATGGGCATGGATGACATGGGCATGGATTCAGAAATGGGTGATGAAGAAGAGTACATGGCTTCTGAAGAAGAATCAGAAGAAGATATGGACTTAGATGCAATCATCAGAGAGTTAGAAGCACAATTAGGTGACGAAGAAGGTTCAGAAGAAGAAATGCCTGCAAATGAAAATTTAGCAGATGGTTCTGAAGCTGGTACTGACAAAGGCGAAGACCCTAAGGTGGTTGTAACTAACGAAGAAGAAGAAGCTGATAAAGAAGATGACAAAGTTATCGATTTAGAAGAAATTCTTCGTGAAATGGAAGCGGATATGAAAGGTGATGAGAAAGAGAAAGTTGACGAAGCTGAAGAAGATGAAAAAGAAAAAGAAATCGAAGAAGCTTACAAGACTATCAAATCATTACAAAGAACAATTAACGAAGTGAACTTATTGAACGCTAAGTTATTATTCGCTAACAAATTATTCAGAGCTCATAACATGACTAACGAACAAAAAGTTAAAGTTATCGAAACTTTGGATAGAACAAAATCAGTAAGAGAAGTTAAATTGGTTTACTCTACATTAGCAGAGAATTTCAAATACACTTCTTCTACATCAAAAGCTAACAAAAAATCAATCACAGAAGGTATCGCTAGCAAAGCAGTTAAATCTACTAAGCCAGCACAAGCAGCAGCTAAGCAAGTAATTGCTGAATCAGCTGACTTCTCTGCAAGATTTAAGAAATTAGCAGGTATTATTAAGTAATTAACAACAAAAAAATAAATTCATTTAAAATGGACTTAAAAAAATTAATGACAGGTGCTAACCCACAAAGCATTATGCTTGAGCAAACTAGAGGTTTGAAAGCAAAGTGGGAAAAAACAGGTTTGTTAGAGAACGCTGGTACTGAAACATCTAAGCACGGTATGGCTGTGTTATTAGAGAATCAAGCTAAGCAATTATTGGACGAATCAACTAAGACAGGTGCTTCAGCAGGTTCTGAAGAGTGGGCTGGTGTAGCGTTACCTTTAGTAAGAAGAATCTTCGGTTCTATCGCAGCTAAAGAATTCGTTTCAGTTCAACCAATGAACTTACCTTCAGGTTTGATTTTCTATATGGATTTCAAATACTCAAATGCACAAGCAGGTAACCCAGATTTCTCTGGTTCTTCATTATTCGGTACAGGTGGTGAGTTTGGTAAAGATTCTTTATCTCCAGCAGGAAATAAATTAGGTTCTACTCAAGCTACAACTGGTGGTTTATACGGAGCAGGTCGTTTCGGATACACAATCAACGATTCTTCTGTAGCTTTAACAGCAACAGTAGCATCAGCTTCTTGGTCAGATGTTAACTTTGATGCAGATTTATCAGCATCAGTTGCAGCTGGTACTTTGAAGAAAGTAACAGTAGCGGCTCCTGCAACTGCAGACTTAAATGGTGTTAGAGCATTTGAATTAGTTCAATCTGGTTCAATCACTGCTAACGCATATTTACCTCAATACACTAAAGTAAGTGGTTCTGACATCGTATTCATCGGCGCTGGTAGTGCAGGTGGTGTTTCAGGTGGTGTAGCTACTTTATCTTACCATGTACAACCACAAGCAGCTAACAGAGGTGACTTTGAAGATAGAACTGCTTATGGTAATGGATACAATACGGATTTAGGTATTCCTGAAATCGAATTAGAATTGAAATCAGAACCAATCGTTGCTAAGACTCGTAAGTTGAAAGCAGTTTGGACTCCTGAATTAGCGCAAGACTTGAATGCATACCATTCAATCGATGCAGAAGCTGAATTAACTCAAATGTTATCTGAGTACATCTCTTTAGAAATCGACTTAGAAATCTTAGAAATGTTACAAGCTAACGCTTTCACAACTGACTATTGGTCATCAAGAGTTGGTTATGATTATAACACAGCAACTGGCGCATTCGCAGTAGATTCAACTGCAGCAGCAGCTTCAGCATACACAAAATCTACTTGGTATCAAACTTTAGGTATCAAATTACAAAAGGTATCTAACAAGATTCACCAATTAACAATGAGAGGTGGTGCAAACTTTATCGTTTGTTCTCCAAATGTAGCAACTATCTTAGAATCAATGAATGGTTTCTCTGCAAATCCTGGTAAAGACGCTTTACAATTTGCTGCAGGTGTAACTAACATCGGTTC